AGTGCCGCCATTGGAACCTGGAAGGATTCCGGTGACAGCACTGCCGCTCGCAAGGTTGATCGCACCGAAACCAAGCGCGGTGCCAGCCGAGTCAACACGGAGCACCTGATTGGCAGTTCCCGAGATCGCCCCGCCATTCGCTGCAGACGAGGTCGAATTGCCAAACACAGACAGGCCAGCGATCTGCTGGAACTTGGCGTATGTGACCGCGTTCGCAGAGATTGTGAGCCCACCTGCCGCAGACAGCGTGGCGTCGCCCGACATGCCAACGAATGTCGGAACACCGCCAACACTACCAACAAGCAGTTGGCCGGAAGTAGGCGCAGCGGTTTGACCCATCGCGCTCGCACCGCCGTAGAACACACCGTTGGTTGTCCACGATGAAAGGCCTGTGCCGCCGTTTCCAATCGGCAGGATTCCGCTGACGTGATTGGTCAGCGTGATTTTGCCCCAGCTAGGAGCAGTGCCGACACCCCCAGAAATCAGCGCGTTTCCAACAGCCACGCCAGCCAGCTTGGACAGCGCGTTGGAGGCACTGGCGTAAAGGATGTCACCGATTGAGTACGAAGACTGACCGGTGCCGCCATTGGCCGCCGCAAGCGTTCCGGTGACAGCAGCGGACTGGCTGATGTCGATAGCGCCAAACGCTGGAGCTCCACCACCGGATGGAATACGGAGCACTTGGTTTGCTGAGCCTGCTCCAATAAACCCGATCGTAGTTGCGCCAGTGGCGTACGGAATCGTGTTCGCCGTGTAGTCTGAGTTCTGGGCGAAATTGAACTGGGTTCCGTTGAGAACCATGCCTCGCCCGGCCGTGTACGAACCAGCGCCAGAAAACTGAGTCCAGTTGAGCGGTGTAGTGTCGAGCGCGACCGGCGCATCGGCCGTCATCACCCAGCCGGTGTCCTTGTTGACCGTGCCCTCTTCGATGAATGTGAACGATCCGGGGCTGGCATCAGCACTGGTGTCGAAATCGCTGGCGCGGGTCAAAACCCAAGCCACGCTGTAACTGCCAGCATTGGTGACCGTGTAGATGCCGTTTTCGCTCGCACCATTTCCGGTGGTTTCGTTCTTAACCAGCACCCGGTTTCCAGCAGCGAGTGTAACACCATCAATGATGAGCGGAGTCAGGCCGCCCGTCATCGTCTTGGTGATGTTGTTGTAGGTGCCACCGAGATCAGCGGTGGTGGCAACACGACAAGACGCCTTGGGATCAAGGCCTTGAGCGAAACTCTCGACGAACTGGCGGTTGGCTGCGTCAGTTCCAGAAACAGGATCGGCGACGTTGGTAATCAGCTGGCCACCGAAAGACACAGGGCCAGTCGGAGCGCCCAGTTCTGACAGCAGGAAAGTGCTCTTGGCTACAGCAGCACCAACACCACTTCCGTTTCCAACTATGATCTGGTTGTTCGCGAGTGTGATTTCCCCTGGAACAACTGAAAGCGCCGTGACGTTGAGGCTGATCGCTGCCGTCCCATCGAACCCAACACCAGCGGCCGTAGCCTTTCCGCTGATGGCAATGTTGCGAGCATTGGTGAGCTTGTTGGCCCGATCCGCAGGGCCGTTGAAGAACGTCGCTACAATCTCTCCAGCAGAGAATCCGTTCGCGCCGTCACGAAGAACAGCGGTGTTGGCATTTGCAAGCGTGTCGAACGGGTAAATGGCACGCCAGTTAACCCCGTCACTCCAGTTGAGCCGGTTGTTCGACGTGTCCATCCACATCGAGCCTTTCCCAGTGCTCGCTGCATACGGGACAGTCGGGCTGTTGTGGATCTGCAGATTAACAATCTGCAGGTTCGACATGTCTAGGATTGAGAGAAACTTGGGCATGGCAGTCCTAATTTAGATACGCGGTTCCCGACACTTCTGCGTAAAACGTGACCACAAGAGAGTTGGAGTCAATGTATCGAACGTCCCCATAGAAGACGTTCTTAGACTGATCAACCACGGTGACTGATGGGAACCACCCCAGCCCGTGATTGATTGTCCATGAAGCCGATGCAACACCCTGAGTGTGGATGTACCTCGCCGACTGAATGAGCGACTCAACCTCGTCAACCGTAACACCGCTGTCGGTGCTGATTGAGTCGATCTGGTTCTGAAGGTTGGTCGTGTTCGACACGATCAACTGGTTCAGCGAATCGATCTGAGAGTTGATGCTGGCGACCGCAGACTGAATCGCGCTTGAGATTTGATCGGAAACGTCGACCGCCTGAGCCTCGGTAACCGCAGTCGACTGCTGGGTCGGAATCGGAAACTGAGCCTGAAGGCTGATCCGCCACCGGTTTACGGCATCTGAAAACTCCCTGACAGTGGCATCATTGAGCTTCTGCGGAAGCTGCGGAAAGTCGGGTATTACAACGTCGGCAGTACCCAAGCCGGTATTGGCACCATTGCCCCTGCCAGGGGTTGATGCCAACCGCTTGATCAGGGTTGCCTTGGCGTTGGATGCCATGGATCAAACACTACTGAGAATGTCTAGTGCGACAACACGGAGTCGTTCCATGAACTTGGACTTGGTGAACTTGAACGACATCTCGTAAGACCTTGTTGCCTTCTCGTTCAGCAGGGGGCGATTGCTGTACGCCTCGCGCAAGGCGTGGATGACACCGTCTCTGGATGGCTTGCCTCCCTGCCCAAATCCGAAGTACGGCTTGTCGTCTGGCGCTTGGACCATGGTGTAAGGCAGGTGCCACGATGTCTCTGAAGTTGTGAAATCAGCAGGCCCTCCCCACGGGACGATGATCGACGGCCTTCCGGTCGCCATAAGCTCGCACGCTGGGAAGTTCCACCCCTCCAACCCGGACAGGAACACACCGCAGTGGTGAGCCCCAAGCATCTCTTCATACTTGGATCGCGTTAACGTCTCTCGAGACACAGTGATTCGATCGTCTTGCGGGTCTAGCTTGTAGCAGTCGTTGCTGCTCTTGATTGTCAGCCTGACATCACGCTCTCGAGGGAACGCAAGCTTGAAGCACTCGATGAGTTCGTCCATGCCCTTGCGTGCTCGAACACCATTGTCTCGGCCGATAGACACGAACTTGAACACGTCATCAGGAGGCATTGGTGCCCATGGCGATTCACCCCATAGAGGGACCGCGTGGATCATTCCTCGATACCCACTGGACCTGAAGACACGGACATTCATCTTGCATGGCACGATCAGAGCCCTTGCAGACATGAACCCGGTTGCCGTCGGCGGAAGCTGAGTTGGCTCCCACATCGTGAACCGAATCGGTGACACCGAGACGTTGGTGGGGTCTGCCAGAACTATGTCCGGGTAATCGAGCGGTGACACATGCACCGCATTGACCGCTTGCATGCAGGCCTCAGCAAGTCGGCCGTAACCGGTGGATGGGTCTGTGGCTGGCGTGTAGAACCTCAGCGGTCTACCGGAGAGGCGTGCATGGGAGGCTAGGGGAGGCCTAACATTGACCGTCAACATACATCGGGAGGCATCACCTTGGGGCTGCGAACCGCTTGCTGAGCTTTGCGGCAGTCGTAGGCCAACTGTGAAATCGCGCTCGTGTACAGTGAGTTTGCGGTCTGGTAGTCGCTCATGTCCTTGGTCTCTCGGCGGGCCACTTGTGCGTCCAAGTAGACCTCGACCGCCTGCATGACATCGCGGCTCTCAAACGTCACCGGTATCACAGTCGTGTCGATGAACGTCCGCTGAATGCCGTTCCACTCAACCACGATCTGCTCGGTGCTGTCGATCGATGGAAACACGTAGACGGTGCCGCGATTGATGGACCAGTAGAGGGCTCCAGGTCCGGTGCGGAATCCCTTGTCCGTGCTCACGCTTCCAGGGGCGTAGACAGGAGCGCCAACAGCATCATTTGGCGCATGAGGTGTCATGCCGTAAGCGTCACCCGGAAGGCAGCAGCGGTAGCTGTGGATCATGTCGAGCATGCGGTCGTGGTCCACAAACATGGCCTCAACAGGATCGCAACCACCGTCCAGCGCGGACGTGTAGATGCGCTCAATGTTTCCGTCTACGGTGTCGAACGTGCTCGCACCGCAATGGAACAAGGTCGAAGACTGGCCGATGTAGTCCGCGTGATTGGTTCGCAGGCACGGGATTTTGGTCTGGATGTCGATGAGCGCATCCTTCACGGCCAGCTTGTGAACGTGGACAAGGTTCTCAGCCTCGCCCTCAGGGAAGACGGCGGCACTAATCTGTGCGTAATATTGAGAGAAGTTCATCGTACAAGCCTTCCGCGCTGAGCCTCGATGTCGGCAATCTGGGCGTTCAGCATGCTGATTGTCTGGTTGTCGGTCGAGAGAATGGCGCGTTCTCTGATGCTTCTGATCTGCCCAGCAAGCACAGAGTCGAACGTCTGGTACGCTGCGTTCACGGCAAGGCTAGACTTCCTCGCCCGGTTGATCGCGAACAGCACGGCGAGCATGCCCATCGCCATCAGAATCAGGTTAACACCCAGCGGAATTGAAACCGACTTTGAAATCGACTCGGTTGTCTTTTCCTTGTCTGAGGCATCCACGTTGGACGAGTAGTGAATCTCTTCACGATACGGCTGCTGGGTTTGAGCCTGAACCGTTTTTTGGGTTTCTTTCGGAACCACTGGGACAGCGACCATTGCGACCTGAGGTGCCTGCGGAATCTGTTCCGGCTCTTTCGGGATCGTGACGCTCACCTTGTTTCCAAGTCCGCCAACGTGAAACTCCGTAGCGGTTTTGGGGTCAGGCCTCTGTCCTGTAACGATTTTGGAGAACTGCTCAGAACCCTTGAGCGTGGAAGCTGCCGCCTCTGATGTGGACGATGTGCGCTTCGCGGTGCTTGGAACCAAAGCACCACACCCTGCAATGAACAGAATCAGCGTAATCAGGAAAGGTTTCATCAGTCGTCTATTGATACACCAAGTTGCGTGGCCTTGGCTCGCAGTATCTTAAGCTCGGCTTCAACCTTCTTGATGTTCACGCGGCTCAAGCGAATGGCGTAGAAGCTCGCGCACATTGTGGCTACAGCTGCCGCCATCTGCACCCAGCTTGGCAGACTGAAAATATGCGATATCGCCATGGCGACCATTCCACCGATGGACATGGCACCGGACTTGGCTGCAACGATGTGGTTGGCTTGAATGTCACTCATGGGATGTGGCCTGGTTAGCGTTTCAGTTTTCCGACTGTCGGCTTTGAAACCTTGACCTCATCCGGTGAGGTGGATGGCGTTTGATCAGCCTGCTTCGGCTTGTCAGACGCGGGAACCACGGCCGCAGCAGGATCGCCTGACTGGAGTTGTGCCTGAGCTTGAACCGCCGCCAGAGTTAGACCCTGTCTGGTTAGCGACGGCTGCAGCGATTTCGAGGCGTTCTTTTTTTTTAACTCCTCGTCGTAAACCTCTTGTGTCATCTCCCAGATTCCGCCGCGCTTTTCGCGGATTCGGAGCTCGAGTTCTGCGATAAAGACCGCGTCCTCAGTGGCCAGAAGACCAATACCAGCAGCGCCCTCAATGAACGGGACGGTGCGTCCGTCGGACGCCTGAATGGTGTTGTAAACGAGAGATTTTCCAAAGTACCGCATGGCGAGATTTTGATCAGGGTGTTGAGAGCCGCAACTGAAAGTCATCCAACAAAAAGGGCGGGTGAGCCGTTAGACCCACCCGCCCAGTGCATTCACGGATTAGACGTAGTACGAACCGTCGTTCGTGCTGTTTCCAATCGGGGCAGTGGAGCCCAGATTCTCCAGCACGAAGCTGGTGGTCTCAGCTTCCAGAACCGCCGTGTAGGTGGTGCTGGTCAGCTTGGTGGTCCGGCTCGGCACCTTCATCACGCAGGAGTAGCTGTCATCCACAGCGGCAAGCTGCTTCAGATCGCCAGTCTTGTTGGTGACGCTGTTCGAGTCGATGATGCCCTGGTAGACATTCTGCCAGTCGATAGCCCACATCATGCGGCCAGCGGTCTCGAACCCAGCCGCCTTGTGGGCGGCGAGCATGTCGTCGAACATGCGGTGGGTGACGATGCGGAGCTCGACCTGCGGATAGTCGAGGGTGAAGCGGTAGAAGCGGAAGCCGAACGGCCCCTGCTCGCCACCCTGGTTCAGCTGCATGGTCAGGCGGAACACGTCGGAGCCGTACTTCGCCTTGAAGTAGTTCACCATACCGATGATGAACTGGTTCGCGTAGAACGAGTCGGTGAAGAGCTCGATGATGTCCGCCTTGGTGCCGGCAGCCTCGCGCTCCCGCTGGAGGCGGTAGAGCGTGTTGAACAGCTTGTTCAGGTCGAGGGTGTCAGCCTCCATGTCGTACACACGACCGCACTCGCCCAGCTGCTCGTAGATGCCGGTGGCGTTGGCCTTGCGACCAATGCAGCGACCGTCCACAGCGAGGTTCAAGGAGCCGGTAGGCACATTGATCGCCGGGAGGTTGTTGTAGTTCGCCAGCGTCTGGTTCGCGTTCAGCGGCTTGTTGAAGAAGAAGCTGTTGGCGTGACGGCGCTGGAAATCCTCAATGATCTGGCGGTTGAGCTCAACGGTCTCAACATCACCAAACTGCTTGAAGAACGGGTTCGAGTCCCGAAGCGCCGAGAGGTACTTCTGGGTGAGCTCGTCTTCGCAGATCGAGTACCGGGTGGTCTCGATCCAGAACGGAAGCAGCTGGTTGTTGTTGATGCCCGGGATCTCAGCGCAGTGGCTCTCGTAGTCGGAGACGTTGGGAGTGCCGCGCACCACAAGACCGAGGACGGCGTCCGCAGCGAGGTTGGCCGGGATCTTCGCCTTGGCCTGAACCGCGGCAGCGTTGCCGGCAGCCGCAAACACGGAGCCAGCATTCTGCGGGGTGACGGTGATGCGAACGAACGCGCCGTTGGCATCGGAACCAGAGCTCACGTACGCCTTAACGACGAACGCAAGGCGGTAGGTGGTGTCGCCAGTGGCAGGGCTGCCAGAGCCGGCGTTCTTGCCGGACACGAAGATCCGGAGACCATTCGGGAACCAGCGGGAGTCGGCAGGGATCGAGCTCTGAGAGTAGATCTTCAGGTCGAGATCAGCGGTCTGGGACGGGGTGGCACCAGTGGCGGCGGCCACGCGAGCGGTCCAGTATTCACTGTTCACCTGACGCTTCCGGCCCATCTTGATGAAGGGCGAGAGCTCCCAGACGCCACCAGCCACCTGCTGCACGCTCAGGCGCTTGCCGCCCATTACGCGCTTGTTGGCCTGGAGGAAGTCATAGAGCCCGTTCTGGCGGACGCCGACAGCCTTTCCCACGAAGTCCGCGGCAATCAGGTTGCCGAGAATGCGGTAGTTGGTGTCGTTCGATCCGTAGATCGACGCGAGATCACCGGACGTGACGACCTTGGCGTCGCACGCGGTCACAGCGCCACAGGACTCAATGTTGGTCCCGATGGCCGGAAGACACCTGCTGAACAGGTTGTCGGTAGGGGTTGCAATAGGCATATTCAGTTATTCCTTTCGCCGCTTATCTTGTCACTAGATTGACCTGTTTGTGAATAGGTCAGTCGATTTTGTGTTTTACAATCACCGCTGCTCTAATTTGCGCAGAGAGCCGTCACAATCCGATACTCTGCCAAAACGCTTTAGGGAGACCGTTTACGTTCCCATTATCATCATTGCCAGCATCGGGCTGAGACACCTGAGCCCTGACACTCGGGGCGCTCGACTCGCGCTGCTGTTTTTGCTCCACCTTTTGTGAGGTTTTGCTCTCCGTTTTCGTGTAGCCCATGCGCTTGGCGAACGCCTCGGCCTTATTTTCAAGGTCAGCCTTTATGCGGCTGGCCTCGTATTGGGCGGTCTTGATGATCAGCTGGGGAACCAACTCCTCATCTCGCACCGTGTAGTACTTGGAACGCTGGGCGGCAGGCATGTTTGCGTAGTCGCGCATCGTTGAAAACTTGCGCCCGTCTTCCGCCACAGGACGCTCTTCGCGCGGGACTGAAGACAGCACCTTCTCGACGTGCAGTGCGGTGTTGACCAGTCGCTGAACCTCGGGCGACTTGTTGCTGTACCCATCCGGGTTGTTGATGACGCGCACAGCAGCATCGAGTGCAGGCAGACTCCACTGTTCGACCGTGGAGACAGCCTCCATGGCGATGGGGTCATTCTTGATCTCTTCAACCACCTTGGCTCTGTCAGTGGCGAACGTGTCCACAAGGTCGGGCCTCAGAACCTCCAAGAGGCTTTGGGACGCCATCTGGTCAACCTGCTGGCGCATTGGCGCAAGCTGGGCCTCAGCGCGAGATCGACGAACCTCCTCGATGTCCTGGCCGTACTTCTTGGAGAACCGCTCCTCAGCCTCCCTGATCGCCTGCTCCTTGATGATGGAACGCTCAGCGTTTTTCAGGTGACGCTCATCAACCTCGACAGCGTTTTGATCAACGAAGTCGGAGTGCTCCTCGTCTTCCCAGTCGAACTCAACTCCAGGGTTCTCCTTTCGCCACTTCTTCTCATAGTCCCGTTCTTTCTTGGAACTCTCGAGAAACTCCTTGGCAAGATCGCGGCCCTTGTAGTCGTTCGGGTGCAGCTTCTGGACCTCGCGAAGACGGTCAACCTCATCACGGAACTCTTCAGGAACCTCGACCTCTTCCTCACGACGGGCTGCCTCCTGCTTTCGGGCGTACTCAGCCTCGAGCCGTCGCTCTTCCATCTGCCGAATCGTTTCAGCGGTCGCCTCCGCAGCTGCCTTGCTGGCCATCTCGGTGATCTTCTCAGCCGAGATTTTCCGACGCGGCTTGGGTTCTTCAGGAAGATCTTCGGATTCCTCCTCGCTTGCCTTGGGAGCGGGCTTCTCAATGACCTTCTGCTCCGCTTTCGGTTCAGCCTTCTTTTCAGCCTTCTTTGCGGGTTTTTTCTCCTCGGGCTTCTTCGCGGGAGGCTCCTCATTTCCGGGCTCCTCGGTAGCCTTCTGACCATCTTCGGACTGCTGCTGGTTTTCCTCACCAAGCAGCTTGTCCAGCAGCATCATGCTCGCCTCTTTGGCGGCTTCGTTCATGGCTGCGGTTTCGGCAGGAGACTTTTCGGCCGGTGCGCTGCGGGCAGCATTCATCTGCCCGAGTCCTGTCTGGTCTACGTCTTGCGACTGCTGTTGTTCAGTTGTCATGCTTGTCCGTGATATGCACTTCTGCGGTTTTGAACTGGTATCCCTCTGAGGACACCGTTGCGAGAATGTCTAAGCACGTTTGGATACGCGCTGCTTGGGTGAGTGACTGAGACGCACGAGTGTCCAATCCCGCCTGGGCGCGGATTGCGTCAGCGTTTCTCGTGATGACGTTCGATGCAGTTGCCTGCAGAACAGCTACCTCAGCCAACAGGGCCTGCCTGAGGAGGTAATACTCCGGGGACAGGAGCCATTTCTGGAGCTTGCCCGACTGGGTAGCCTCCAGCGACCTGACTTGGACTTCCAACATTGGGATCTTGCTGTGCCGACTGGATTATCTGAAACAGCCTGACCAGCGCCTGACTCTGTTGATCCTGCTGCTGGGCAAGCTGTTGAATTGCCTGTGTGGTCTGTTGCGACTGAACCTGCATCGGCTCCACCAGATTGGTCCGAAGACCCTCGCTGAGTTCCATCAGCTTTCCGTCGACAATCTGGCTGGCCATCTGAGCCAACTGCTCCTGTATCTGCTGCTGCTGAGCAGCCTGTTGCTGCTCTTGGGCCGCCTGCTGTTGCTGAGCCTCCTCGGGCGATGGTTGTTCCTGTTGAGGCTGAACACGCAGGCGGAAATCTTTGGGTGCACCGCTGTAGACGAGCACCTGATTGAAGAGGTCGACCAGCTGATCGAGACCAGCCGCTTGGGCGAGTACCGGGTTCGCGAAGATCGACTGGAACGTCTGGATCATCGTTCCGGCCAACTTGGAATCCACGATACGATCAGCGCCCTCACGATCACTCGAGAAGCCGTCAACTCGGAGGGCGTCTTTGCTGCCACGAATACCAGCAGTCGTGTTGCGGCCCTCAGGCTCATCCACCTTGAAGCCCATCTTGTCGAGAGTCTGCTTCTTCACCTCGTCAACCTCGGCGACATCAGCCAGCACCTCATCGTCTGAGTAGGCCAAGAAGGCCTCGTAAAGGAGCTTCTTGCGGGCCTTGATAGCTGCATCGATGAAGCTGCCGGTAAGCTCCAGCCGGTTGCTCGTGTTGCTGGCGATGATCTGAACCTCTTGGGCCGTCTGCTCGTGAGCGGCAGGAAGCCCGACCTCTTGAGGCGAGAACCCGAGTACGCGCTCCATCATGGAGAGCAACTGGTTCACGCCGCTTGCAATCTCACCAGAAGAGCCTTGAGGCAGCTGGACAGGCGTGAATGCGTCACGCTCAGACTGCTGCTGCCAGCTGAGTTCGCGCTTGGAATACGGCACGAACGTGACGCCGCGGTACTTCTTCTCACCGAGGTTGTTGATGATGTCGATGTACTTCTGATCAACGACATCCGAGTTCCAGAAAACGATGCGCTCCAGGTTCTGCTTCACCGTCAGAATGTACTGGGTGAGCATGTTGGACAGATGGTCCTGAAACGGAAGAATCTCCAGCGCGAGCGAGGAGTTTCGGGCGCTGCCCATGTCCGCGTCGTAGAGGTAGGCAACCAGCGGGTTGTAGGCCAGCGGTACAGCATGACTGACAGTGTGAGATCCGGTATGGATGAATCGCATCCACACGGGGTTATCGTAGTCGAACAGGTTCCACTCAGAAGGAATGAGTTTCTGGAAGTAGCTGACCACGGTAACACCCTCGTCCTGGTGGTTCGTCGTGTACCGGTAGGCCTCGCGAATGCGATCCGTGTCACCGGCTCCAGGGCTAAACGCCGTAGGGTCCGGGAACTTGAGCATGCATGGGTTGATCTCGCGGTAGAAGTTGTACTTCGACTCAACCCAGCTTCCGTATTTGAACTGGATGTTTTTGGTGTTCCAGAACTGCTTGTTGTTCTTTACGTCCTTGTACCGAAGCACGTTCCAGAAGCCAGCGTACTCGATCCCGGTATCGGTGTTGGCAGTGCTCAAACGACTGTTGAGGTCGTAGAACATGCGGCTTGGGTGAGGGATCTCGAAGCGGACACCCTCCTTGATGGTGCGCTCAATCTCCTTCTTGTTTTCGATGTAGATCTGCTTCTCGCGATAGAAGTCCTCAGCAGGGAAGTTCAGACAGATGCCGTACTTCAGCATCTGCAAGATCGATTGGCGCTCGTCTTCGCGATAGCCCATTTCCTGAACCATGCGCTGAATGCGGCTGGTGATAATCTCACAGCGCACACGGTTCTGCATCGTGGTGGACACCGGCTCGTACTTGTAGAGCGGATAGATGTCTCGATCGCTGAACAGCTTGGCCCAGCGCATCTTCGTGTACGCCTGAACCAGCGGAACGAAAATGTGGAAGAACGTCGGCATGTCCAGCTTCATCAGCGGCTTGCCGTCTGGCCCACACTTCTTGGTGCCATCCGAATTGCACAGCGGGAGCAGCATGTTCGACAGCCTCGACGTGAGGCCCATCGACTTCATGGCGTCCATCACCTTCTCCGTAGAGGTGCCCTTGGAAAGCAGGCCCTCAACGAGGGTGTAGGTAATCTGCCGCTGCGAAGCATCAAACGCCTGGTCAATCGCGTACCAAGTCCTAGCCTCGTTCAAGTTGCGCTGGATGCCCTCGTCGATACGCGACGAGTTCATGTCGATCAACGCCTTGATCTTGTCGTCGAGCTTCTCGGCCGTGAACTTCTTCTTGAGTTCTTCGACCGTTCCGCCGCGCTTCTTGAGGACTTCGAGATCGACCATGTGTCAGTAGGTTACTTCTTCTTAGGGCCACCGATCATAATGAGGATGCCCATGCCCTTGCCCTTCTTGCCGTGCATCATGGGTTTACCTTTCGGCTCGTCCCCGTACTCACCACCCTCGTCTTCTCCTTCCTCATCGTCGAGCTCGTATTCGTCCTCACCCATGTGCCCGCACTTCTTCACGTCGGTAAGCTCACCAACGATTTCAGTGTCAGACTTAGAGACGACGGTAAAAGTACCGTGGATCTCCATGGTTTCTCCCTCTTCGAGCGAGTTGATCGATTCGTCGAGGCCGTCCCGCTTGAGTGTGATTGAGTCCATAGATGGCGACTTTCGATGGAGGATTTCCCGCGATCCTGCTCTTTTACAACCGAAAGTCGCACCGACCTTATGCAAGACACTCAAGGGCGGTGGTTGCCCGATCTTTCACCACGAGGGTTCGAGGTATTCAACTCGTATGCCAGATACCTCATGGTGGACGGCCCTCGTAAAGCGGGTAAATCGCTTGCGATTGCACATCGTGTTGCACGCCACCTTTTCGAGAACAACAACGCCACCGTTGGCATCATTGCCAAGACCCTGAAAAACGGGAAGGTGGGTGTATGGTCTGATCTCACGAAGACCATCCTGCCTCAGTGGATGGACGCCAAAATCGGCATGAAGTGGACCAAGGAGCCCACCATGGACGTGGCGACCAAGATGTCATACGCCCGGGTCAGGAACGCTTACGGCGGAGAATCTGAGGTTCAGCTTCACTCTTTGGAAAACGTCTGGGAGGCATCAGCCAAGTTCAAGGGGACGCGCTTCTCGCTGCTGTGGCTATCGGAGGCTGATCAGTTTGAGGACCGAATTGTGTTCGACGTTCTGACTGACCAGCTGCGTGTCGTTGAGATTCCATACGAGAACCACCAGATCATCGCTGACCTTAACCCGCCTGAGAACGGAGTGAACCACTGGCTGGCCGGAATCTGGCTCACACGCAAGCCGAGCGACAACGAGCAGTTTGAGTCGCAGTTCCAGCGCATCCAATTCAGCCTCAACGACAACACGTTCCTAGATCCGCGGGAGAAGCAAGACCTCATCAACAAGTACGCCTACGACAAGCAACTGTATGCTCGTTACGTGCTTGGAGAGTGGGTCGAGGACGTGAGCGATGGGCATTTCGCAGATGTCTTCGTGCCGAGCACTCATGTTGTTGGGAACGTGACCAGCGCAACTGAGGATGACCACGAGATCATCGTGCCTCCAAAGAACTGCTTCGAGTTGTTTACTGGCTGGGACTTGGGTGACGTGAACCACGCCTGCTCGATCTCGTGCAAACGGATTGGAGACGACGGAAATTCAATCTTCGACATCCTCGACGAGGCAGTGGTTATCGACCGAAAGGTGTCGATCGCCGACTTCACCGAGTTGGTCATGGAGAAGATGCAGTGGTGGGAAGACTACCTCAAGGACACCCACGGAACCGCCAACGTGCTGTGGCGGCACTGGTCAGACAACTCTGCTTGGAGATACCGCGCTGCCTCAGATGTGTATGACGAACTTGTTGTGCGGCAGGTATCGCAGGGTAAGATCGTGCTGCACGCCGTCACAAAAGGCTCCGGAAGCGTGAAGCAGCGCATCGGACTTCTGAAGAAGCTGCTCTTCGATAGGCGTGTATTCATATCGGCACAGCTTCACAACACGATCAAGATGGTCCGAGAAATGAAGCCAGGTCCAAACCGGGCAGAGCCGATTCGCGACGGAGACAAGAACAAGCACATCTTCGACGCTCTCACCTACATGCTCATCAGCGAGACGCCCATGGATGTAGAACGACGGGCCATTACAGTGTCCAAGAAGCCGACGGTTGTTTTCACCCAATGAAGCTCACCTACTGCAATGATCGAGACATTGAACTGTGGGTGGTCAGCGACTCCGGCTGGGCCATACCCGTCAAGTGTCATCACTGCGTTATGGACGACGTTGGTTACGTTCACGTCATCCCGGCAGTGCCGCTTGGTTTTGCTCAGTCTGGTGAACTGGAGCGGGTTCTGTTGTGCAGGGGTGCGACCGCTCTGAAGTCTGGTTGGCTCTTGGAGGTTAGCTCGTTCACTTCGGTTGCCTCCAAGGCTGGAGGTATCACGCCAGAGTTCTACTACATCTGGGACGGGTGTCAGGCGAAGCGTCCGACGCTTGAACCTGAGCAGGTCAAGCAACCGAAGCAGCCGAAGAAGACTCATTCATCTGACCCGTTTATCGATCACGTTGCGTCAACTTCAGGCATCAGCAAAGATCTGCTGGTCGTCTCATATTTAGCGATTGCCCAAGCGATTCCAGGATGGCTGCTTGCTGGCAACACGTTGAATCTCGGATCGATTCGGTTGGCCGCGGTTCCGTACCGCCGAAACTGGAAGGAGATCGTCCTTGCACGCTACCCAACGCTGCGCAAGGCGCTCATGGTCAGAGAACCCAAACGCTTGATGTCGATGGCATTCACTGCTGCATCGAGGATCGTGAGGTTGTCTGAATTGACGGAGTGCCGCATGCGTCGAGGAAATCCGCTTTTCTCCTGGACCGTCGAAGTGATGCACAACTCAGACTGGGAAAAAACATGCGACGATGTAGAGGGAAAGGCAGCCGCCCAGCTTGGCCCAATACCATACGTCAAACGCTGGGCTAACCGTGTTTCACAGATTGAAGATACCGTTTATGAGATACTCTCTGCTCACATTCAAAAAGAGACTTCGCCGACTTGCAGAATACTGTGGCGTCGTGGCCAGCGGGGTATGCAGTTTGTTCAAGCATCTCCCACTGTCCTTGGCCCTGCCACGATTCTTGAATGCGACGAGGGCAGCGACAGCAGCGTTGATGATTTCCTCGGAATCGAAGACTCCGCGAAGTATCTGGAGGAAAAGGCTGAACGCCTGTTCAAAATGTCCGCTTTACAACAAGCGAATGAAGACATGCGGACACCACGGGGAGACGATGAAGCACCGGGATTCGGGTCGTGCAACAGTGGGGTGCTGGTGTTACATACCCCTCGCTGCCAAGTTACTGGACAAGGAGTGCTGGCTAGTGGAAATGAACCTCAAGACAACCTGGATCAATGACGCCAATCCCAGCTGAACAAAACGACCCTCCTGCTCATCCCGCACGGCCAGCGGGTGGCAAGCCTCCGATCTCCATGGCGGTGGCTGAAAAGGCAGCCCGCGAGGCTGGTTTCAATATCATTGACGCCAAGCAGCTGAAGGCCGCCGGCATCTTTGGCGAGTTCGTATCTCAGGTTGGAGCCATTCATCTCGGCCGATCGCGGCTCGCCATGAATCTGGCACGTACTGACAGGGCCATGGACTTCTGTGAATCTGCGATCGAGAACCGAGAGTTCCCTGACCCAGAATCAATGATCGGCGTGATGAAGGTTCACGCATCACTGATCAGCGAATCCAACAAGGCTGCCGAGCTTCTAATCAAGTCGGCTCAGCAGGCGGCCGAGACAGCTAAAGCCGAAGCCATGGTTGTATTGCCAGGATTCGCTCCGCGTGCTCAGGTTGGCCCAACGCAGGTCAACGTGATGGTTAACGCCACCAACGGAGCCGCCGATACGGTTGAAATCAAGGAGAACTGAACCATGCCAGCAATCAAGGGTATCAAACGTCTTCCGTCAGGTGGCGTGATCTATCGTGGCGAGCGGTTTCCCGGTTTCAACAAGCCCAAGGCAGCCCCTGCCGGTGATACACACAAGAAGCGTGTGCTCGCCAAAAAGGGCAACAAGGTCAAGGTCGTCTCATTCGGCCACCGAGCCTACAGCGACTTCACTAAGCACAAGAACCCAAAGCGCAGGGCCAACTATCTCGCTCGCTCAGGAGGCATACGAAACAAGAGCGGCGAGTTGACCAAGAACGACAAGTTCTCCGCGAACTACTGGGCGAGAAGGATTCTCTGGTGAAAGTTGCATCCAAGTCCAACCCGTCTCTCTGGAGCCGGATCGTCCGCGAGGTGAAGGCGTCGTCGAAAGGCGGCAGGCCCGGACAGTGGAGCGCCCGCAAGGCTCAGATTGCAGTGAGCCGCTACAAGGATCGGGGCGGCTCATACAAGGGTTCCAAGTCTCCGTCGAACAGCCTGTCCAAATGGACCCGTGAAGATTGGGGGACCAAGAGCGGCAAAAACTCCGTCGTCGGCCGTGGTGCCACAGGAGAGCGATACCTGCCTCGAAAAGCTCGAGAGGCACTGAGTGACTCGGAGTATTCCGCAACGAGCGCGAAGAAGCGTGCCGGCATGAGGGCTGGTAAACAGTTCGTTCGCCAGCCTGATTCTATCGCTCGCAAGACCGCCAAGTATCGCGACTGAGCGACTCCGACTTTCGCCTCACACGGAAACCGTGTAGGCACCAAACGATTTATGGCTACGACCACCATCTACAACAAGGCCCTGGAGCAGATCATCTCCGGGACCATGACTCTCGCCACAACTCCTGTCGGATCGACGCCTCCTTACAAGGTGCTGCTTCTCGGATCGGGCTCGAGCTACACGCACTCCAAGGCTCACGTCTATCTGAGCGACGCGATTGCTGCTGGTGCCGTGGAGGCATCTGGGTCTGGGTACGACACTGGTGGCAAGACCCTCGGTAACATTTCGACCACGACCAACCAGTCCGGCAATTTCGTGCAGGTTGAAATCAACGACGTACAATGGGGCACTGGTGCTGGCGGTTCCACAATCACCGCAAAAGGTGCGTTGATTTACCTGCCCACCGGAAACCCGGCCACGAGCCCGCTGCTGGCGTACATCAACTTCGACGGAACCGTGTCGTCAAACGCATCGGTGTTCACCATCGACTTCCAGACCCCTCTGAAGTTCCAGAACTGAACATCACATGGCCAACCTGATTGCGTTCGCGGGTTACGCCCGTGAAGGTAAGGACGCCGCCGCGACGAGGCTCATCAACCTCGGATGGAAGCGAATTGCGTTCGGTGACATCATCAAGCGCCAGATCGACTCGCTGGTGCAGCAGCATCTTGGGTTCTCGGCATTCACTGAGAACGACACCCAAAAGAAGCAGATCCGGCCGATCTTGGAACAGTGGGGCGAGGTGAACTACGACGGGGTGATGAAGGAGTTCTTCGACTCTCTTCCAAACTACGCCGTGAACACCCGGCTGGTTCGCCTGCGTGAGGCCAAAGAATGGATCAAGCGAGGCGGCATTATCCTGCGAATCCGACGGCCCGGAGTGGAGCCCGCAACCGAATGGGAGAGAACCCGCCTGCAGGAGCTCTACGACGGAGGCGTGATCCACGACACCATCATCAACGACTCGTCGATCGATGTGCTGTGGGATCGGGTCGGCCGTTTCGCTGCCGTTGGCGACGCATATCTCCAGACTCGTTAGGTATTGACTCACGGTGTTTTACACCTACTCTCGGCTTGGCGCTAGCCAAGTCATTCAAAACCATGTCTACACCACTGTTTCGCAAAGCAACCCGCGAGAAGGTCTTCCTGAAACTCGCGGTCACCGGTCCGTCTGGTTCCGGAAAAACGTACTCGTCTCTTCGGCTCGCGCGAGGCCTTGTTGGCCCCACCGGAAAGATTGCCCTCATCGATACTGAGAATCGCTCTGCGTCCCTGTACGCCGACCGATTCGACTTCGACACGCTCGACATTGCTCCTCCGTTCGACAACGAGAAGTTCATCGAGGGCGTCGACGCGGCTGTAGAAGCTGGATACGGAGCCATAGTTATCGATAGCGCATCGCACTTCTGGGAGGGAATCCTTGATTACAAGGACAAGCTCGATCAACGCGGCGGCAACTCCTACACCAACTGGAAGATTGCCGGCGACAAGTTCGGCGGAATCGTGAAGGCCGTGTTGCAGTCTCCGGCACATGTCATCTGCTGCATGCGCTCCAAGATGGACTACGTTCAGGAGAAGGATGACCGAGGCAAGACCCAGATCAAGAAGGTCGGCCTGGCTCCGATCATGCGTGACGGAATCGAATACGAGTTCACCACGGTGTTCGATGTGGCTCTCAATCATCAGGCCGCTGTCTCCAAGGACCGCTCTGGCCTTTTCGTCGACAAGATTTTCCAGATCACCGAGGAGACAGGTGCTCAGCTTGAAGCGTGGCGTCTGTCCGGAGGTGAGCCTGTGTGGAAGACGCAGTTGGCCGCCGTCATCGGCGCTAATGAACCCAAGGCCAATGCGTTCCTCGTGACGCTTGGATGGATCAGGGAAAGCCAAACATTCCGAGATCTGTCTGTAACCAACGCGGAGAAGATCCTGTCAAATACGGCCGCGTTCCTCGCCAAGGCCACCGCCTAATCGCGATCACCCATGAGAACGATACTTGACGAGAACGGGTTGGTCCATGACGGCATTCATCACCTGCTGGACGAGCGGGTGTATCGAAACGATCCGGCAATCGCCATCTCAGACCTCAAGGAGATGTCGCTGTCGCCGCTTCACTTCTGGTCCAAGAAGTTTGGTGGATATCGCGCTGAACAAACCGAGGCTCAGGAGATCGGAACGCTTACCCACCTTTCGGTTCTTGAGCCTGAGGAGTACGCCAAAAAGACGGTCCTCAAGCCGGCTGACGCTCCCCGGAAGCCTACCGACGCTCAGCGTAACGCCAAGAAGCCGAGCGAGGACACCATCGCAGCCATCAAGTGGTGGGACGATTGGAGTGCCGTCAATGCTGGGAAGACTGAGCTTTCTCAGGACGACTCGACCCAAATCGCCGGAATCACTCAAGGCGTCATGTCCAATGCAGACGCAGTCAAGCTGATGGATGGGGCTTTGAAGGAGGTGGCCATGTTCAAGACGATCGTCGTCAACGGAGTAACCATCCGAACCAAGGGCAAGGCTGACATCATCTGCTCAAGCAAGGGAAGCGATGCGGAGGCGATTGCGGACCTCAAGACGGTAGACCGCGGATACGCGAACCCAGACGACTTCTCGTACTCCATCAAGAAGTGGGGGTACGCCCAACAGGCGGCGTGGTACATCGACCTGTACAACATGTTGACCTCGACAGACGATCCATTCACGACTGATGTGAAGAAGAGTCGGTGGGTCTTCATTGTGGCGGAGAAGTTGCCGCCGTACGTGTGCGTTACACTCGAGCTCGATGAGGACTCGATCGAGGCTGGCCGAGCGATCAACAAGCGGCACCTCGAAACACTCGCAGAGTGCTTCAAGACGAACGTCTGGGAGCGTCCTCTAAATGGAATGCGCGGTCGTGTATCCATTCCTGAATGGGCCAGAAAGAAGAGTTAACGAAAACCTGCATACGTTGTGGGCGCACTCAGCCGGCCAAGAACTTCTGGTCGGGCAGGCCAACCTGCGTTGAGTGCGCCCGCAAACTTTGGTACGCGCCCAAGTGTAACGCCGATCCACGTCGCGGACCTAACTGGCCCATGATGGAGCGTATGTGGAAGGCCGGCCTTATCAGTTACCCACCTGAAGCATTCACCGATGATCCAAACCCCAAGTGACTACTGGCACATCGCCATCGACCCGGGAGCCTCAGGCGGCATTGCATGGAAGAACGGCGATGGGCCAATGACCGCGGTGCCCATGCCTCAGGAGCCGACTGACACGGTCAAGCTCTTGAGCGATCTGGTGCTGAAGGGTTACACCGTTCTTCACATCGAGCAGCTTCCGCGGTTTGTTCCAATGGGCGGTGGCAAGGGCATACCCGGCTCCATGGCCGCGGTGATGTTCGAGAACTTTGGAATCGTCCTTGGGGCCGCCATGGCCCTCGGCTACCGCATCGAGCGCGTTCCTCCGCAGACGTGGCAGAAGGAACTCGGCCTCGGAAACTCCAAGGGTCTCTCAAAGACAGAGTGGAAGAACAAGCTCAAGGGCCGCGCCCAGGAGCTCTTTCCAGGCATTCCGATCACACTCAAGACATCGGACTCCCTCCTGATCTGGGAGTATGGACGAAGACGCTGTTGACAGGCTGTCTGCGGTGTATTACAAGGTCAGTGTCCTCGGCGATCGGTGAGAGGAGAGTCGAGGGTGTTCAATAGGCGCGGTTCAATCACAGTTTTTTGCCCCACGTTTTCCGAGGTTTCGCTGATCCGCCCCAGCGATCTCTCCCCCTCGGACTACGTGGGGTTCTTTTTTCCCGTTCACTGAAACGGGCTGTTTCAACGACCGATGAAAACCATCATCCGAGTAAAGCGACAGCAGGGTGGATTCACCATCATCCCAAACGAACTTCTTCGGAAGAAGATGTCTCTTCGCGCCAAGGGGCTCCTGTGCATGATCCTGTCCAATATGGACGAGTGGGTGGTCACCAAGTCGTGGGTAACTGAGCATTGCTGCGAGGGGCGTGATGCCATCGCGGCCGTGTTCAACGAGCTCAAAGAGCTTGGGTACGCATCCCTTGAGGAAACAGAAACGGCCGCTGACGGAAGGTTTTCCAATCGAATTTGGACCTTTACCGACACTCCCACCGTTGACTGGAAATCCGCGCAAAACACCCCTTTATGCGCGGAAAACCAGTGCGGGTTTCCAGTAACTGGAAAGCCGTCACCTAAGAATACTATAGAAGAAGACCATAAGAAAGAGAGCGGCGGTGCCGCGAAAGAGCGCCCGAGGAACGAGCTTGCAGACCATCTGGCCAAGGCTTGCGGATCGGACGTGGCACGCATGACCGAGGGCGAGTGGAAGCGGGTGGGAGTTGCTCTGGCCGGAATCAAGAAGGTCGAGCCCAGTCTGACCAAGGAGATGATCGATGCCCACGTCGCTGGCTATCGGCGCATCTTCCGCGATGCCATCCTGACTCCGCTGGCCTTGATGAACAACTGGGGCGCTACGGCTCCAATGGCGCGTCATGACACCAAGTCCGCTGTCTCCACCCCAGACGAGCTTAAAAACCTCGTGGAGCGGCTTTCTGGGCACGTGGCGAACCCTCGGCATGAGGCGATGTTCGGAGATCTCGTGACCGAAGCCCAGAAGCAGGAGTTTGCGGCCATGAAGGAGCGGTACTTCCAACTCAAGGCCCAGCTTGGTGGAGGCACCAAGTGAGAGAGCCTCCGTTCTCGCAAGAGGCCGAACTTGGCGTGATAGGGTGCTGTTTGCTGAATAACAACGCCATCGATGACGCGATAAACGGTGGTATCAAGGCGGACTGGTTCTACGATGTTCGATGCCATGACCTGTGGGAGATCATCATCAAGATGCGGGACGACCGCATTCCGATCGATATGGTCACGATCGCGAACCGGCTCAAGGGCGACTCGTTCAACCGTGTCGGCGGGATTGCGTTCGTGTCTGAGGCGATGGACGCTGTCCCGAGCGCATCAAACCTCCCCTACTATCTGGACATTGCACGGGACAAACAGCGGGCCAGAAAGCTCATTGAGATCTCGCAAGAGGCCATAAACACGGCCTATTCCGGGGCTGCCAAGGTGGACATGGTGCTGGACAGTTTTGAAGCCAAACTGATGGGGATCAGGAATGAGCACTCCGTTGACAGCGACTTCACCGCCAAGCAGATAGCCACTTCGGCCATCGACCTCATTCAGGAGCGGTGTGCCGGAAAGAGCGACGCTATCCCAACCGGTTGGACCTTCATGGACAGAATCCTCAGGGGAGGACTGAGGCCTGGCCAAGTATTCGTGGTTGCTGGTCGCCCGGGTGCCGGCAAGACGGCGTTCACCTTGAGTCTTTTGACCTCACTCTGCTCAAGCGGCGTGCAGACGGGGTTCGTGAGCCTCGAGATGAGCGCCGAGGAGGTGGGCATGCGAATGCTGGCAATCGAGTCTCAGGTGGATGTCGGGCGGTACGACGAGCGCAACCAGCCGAACGAGGGCGAGCTCAGGAAGCTGACGACAGCTACAAGTCGGCTTGCCCGTCACAAGATCATGGTCAACGACAAGCCCAACCAGACCGCTCAGAGCATTGCTGCCAAGGCTCGTCGCTGGGTTCGATCTTCAGGATTGAAGGTGCTTGCGATCGACTACCTGCAGTTGATCACGGCCTCCGAGGGCAAGGAGAGGCGCGAACAGATCGATGCGATCAGCCGAAACATGAAGCTGCTGGCCAAGGAGCTCAAGATACCGATCGTGCTTCTGGCCCAGTTGAACCGCGCCATTGAGCGTGATGGAAACCGAAAACCTAGGCTCAGCGATCTGCGCGAGTCAGGTGCCATTGAGCAAGATGCTGACCTTGTCGGCATGCTCTATCCCGCTGAGCAACAGGACTCAGAGGCCACCCAATCTGGACCGAGGAGAATCAACCTGTTCATCGCCAAGCAACGGGCGGGTCAGGCAGGGGTGGATATCCCGTTCAGCTTCAGGCCAGAGCTCACACGATTCGACCCAACATCACTATTCGACGAATGAAAATCAGATCCTACCAAGAGCGCGTCTTCAACTGGCAGCGCGATGTCGCAGCCCAGCCCGTTACGAAGACACCAACGCAACGCGATCCCGAGTTCTGCAAGAAGCAGTTGGGGTTCGTGAAGTCCGAGTGGTATGACGAGTACATCATCCACGCCTCCACCTACAACGAACTGCTCAGTTCGGTTCCAGCACTGTTCGAGGAGGGCATCGCCAAGAAGATCGACAACATCCGGGAAAACATCGCCGATGATATCGGAGACGTGGCTTTCACGGTTCTAGGGCTTCTTAACGCCTACGGTGTCATGCTCGATAACATCTCGTTCTCGAGGTCAACCGACATGAACGTGCTCGCCCTTGAGAGGCGTGTCGACCTGTTCATCAAGGGTGTTGAGGACACGGACAAGCTGCAGGCCTCTGATGCCAAGGCGGTGCTGCTGGATCTGATCGCGCTGTCCACGTACTACTCGGTGCGATTCTGGGACGCTCTGGGCGCTGTGTGTGCCAGCAACGACACCAAGCTCTGGACGTTGCCTGAGGTGCATGACAACCAGCTGAAGATCGAGAGCCTGAAGTGGACCGAAACCAAGGTTGCAGGCGTGACCGGTGGCCGGTGCTACCGCATCAAGAATCAGGACGGCAAGCTGATGAAGAGCCCGTCTTTCACCGGTCCGGACCTCCGATCTGCTCTGATGCAATTCGTGTCCTTGACATGAACCATTCGGTGTATTACACCTTTCCACATGACTGAAACACCAGACAAGAAGATCGACGTTTCCAAGATGGAGCAGTTCGATCCGCCGCATTGCCCGATTCATGGAGGCTCGATGCCAGTCATCAACACGACGCCGAACAACGGTGTCGACCTTCACGGAATCGCCGGCAAGTGGTGCGGAGTGTGCATCATCAAGGCGCTCGAGAAACTCGGTGTCCAGAAGTGCATCGTATGAATCCAGGAGACAAGTACCAGAGTGTCCACAACCCAAACACCGTGGTTGAAATCGTGTGCCCTGTCGCCGAGTTCAGGATCGGAGAGGTCCGGCAGCCGTGCATAATCTACACCAAGAGACAGCGGTTTTACGTGCGAACCGAAGCTGAGTTTCTCGCGAAATTCAGGCCGATTCAATCGGGCCAATGACCAATTCAGATTTGACAATCACACCTCGGTGTAAGACACCTTCCGAAACGAAGATGCCTAACCAACGGGGAAAATCCCAAGCACTACTCGCAGTATGGATCTCCAAGCCTCAGCTGAAGGAACTGGACAAGTCTTCCGCCTCCAAGCAGATGACTCGGTCCGAGTACGTCAGGCATCGCCTGTTCCAATCCGACGAGTCGCAGCAAAGCGCCAAATCGGCACGTTCCAAGTCGGTGGTCGCAGCATTACGGCGTGGGTCGAAAAAGGCATGATCTGCTTCAGGCAGAAGTACAGCCGCAAGGTTGAGCGTATCAGCCTTGATGAGACCTGGCATCATGCCATCGGCCAGTTGGAGATGCGCCTGAAATGAGCAAGACAATCTCCAGCGTGACCCGTCTTTCCCTCACTGGTGGTCGCACCGTGACGGTGTGGCGGTCGGAGACTGGACTCCTCAAGGAGTACGAATACAACGACGTGATCGGTCACGCGATCATGTCGACTGGGATGCCAGTTCATAAACTGGCAGACAGCATTTTCACGAACCTCAAGAACATCCGGGCGGTCGAGGTAATCGACGGCAACGGACAAGGGGTTCGCATCGAGAAGTAGTTTTTGGGCGGTTTGCCCCGCCTGAAATTCACGAGTTCGGATCGGCTCCCGAGTGGGATGACCGAATCAATCCGGCCCGTGTGGTCTATGCCCCCTGGTGCGCGATGGCACTGGGGGGCTCTCCTCCTAACACCAGCAGAACCATGAAACCAAACCTGTACGCAATCATCAGCCGCCTAGTCCTTGACGGAGTTAGTCAAGGCATCCGCAACACCGAAAGTGCTGCGCCATCAGTCCAGCCGAGAACTGTCGAGAACCTCACCGAGAACATCCACATGGCAGTCATGCGGGAGCTCACCGAGTACTTCACATTCAAAGACGATGATAAGCAGTAAGCCGATTCGGCTGCCGTTGGATGACATCAATGGTGTCATCAACGATTTGAAGAGAGGCTGCACCGTGGCTGAAATCACGAGCAAGTGGCACATCTCAACGAGAACATTCTACAGGATCAAGTATCTCGAGAAGCTGCCAACCAAGGACATCTACACACGTGGGGACTCACATTGGCCCTGCGTTCACAGCGAGGAGAAAATCCGAGCAATCGTCGCAGAGCGCAAGAAGGGGGTGCTGCTCAAAGACCTGTCAGCCAAGTACGGAGTCGCACAGAGCTACATCAGCAGCATTATGAACGGTCACAAAAGGGAGAAAACAAAATGGACGCGGAACACCAAGAAAAGTCGGAATTGATTCAGAGCCTGATCGAGAGCATCGAAGACAGGTTCAACACCATTCAGGTGTTCACCACCTCGCACGATCCGGCAACCGGAGAGACGACATACATCGGAATGGGGACAGGGAACTTCTACGCTCGCATTGGTCAGATTGATGAGTGGCTGCGAATGCAGAAAGAGATCGTGAGCGAAAAGGCCAAGCAGATTGCCGGATCAGAAAACACCGATTTTAGTCAGAACTAACAGCATCGAAACACACCAGGAAACCACATGAAACTAGCCAGCATCGAGGTCATCAAGGAGATCGCACCTCACTCCAACGCAGACTCGCTCGAAATCGCCAAGGTTCTCGGATGGCAGATCATCGTCCGCAAGGGCGAGTTCAAGGCCGGTGAGTCCATCGTTTTCATCCCCATCGACACCATCCTGCCCGACGCCGAGTGGTCGGCGTTCCTGAAGAAGGGAGACAAGCCGATTCGGCTCAACACCATCCGTCTGCGCGGCGAGTACAGTCAGGGGCTGATCCAGCCGCTCTCGATCCTGCCTGAGCACGTCCGTGGCTGGCAGGAGGGCGCTGACGTGGGCGGCGAACTGGGCATCAAGAAGTACGAGAAGGAGATCCCGGCGTGTCTGTCGGGTGAGGTGGCTGGAGGGTTCCCCATCCACATCGCCCCTAAGACCGACGAGGACAACGGCCTGAGCCATCCCGAGATCGTGAAGCACACGCTCTCGAAGCCCTGCGTTGCCACGCTGAAGCTGGATGGTTCGTCCTGCACGATCGTCGTGAACGGCGGTCAGATCACCCACGTCTGCAGCCGCAATCTGTCGCTCAAGGAGTCCGATCGCAACGGGTTCTGGATCGCGGCGAGGAAGCTGAAGATACCCGAGAACGCCAACTGCGTCATCCAAGGCGAGTTGATGGGGCCGGGTGTGCAGGGGAACCAGTTGAAGCTCACTGAGCCTACGCTCGTCGTCTACCAGATCCGTGATCTCACCAATGGCAAATGGCTTCGATACATCGATATGGCTCAGGTATGCCGAGACAAGTTCCAGTGCAAATGGGTGCCTGTGGTTACCGTTACTCTCGATGAAACCATCGAGCACCTGCAGAGCGTTGCCGACATCGTGACGCTGCCTGACGGCAAACCTGCCGAGGGAATCGTCGTTCGCCCAATCGATGGAGAGGCTATGGGCATCGGTCGCCCGCTTGGATTCAAGATCATCAACCGCAACTACAAGGACCAGTAATCATGCCAACCAACACCACCGCGCACGAGGACCGAGTCCTTAACGACGCAGAACACATCGTCACCGGGAAGATCCAGTCCCTCATCGAGGTTGTCACCAGACTCGATGATGTCATCGACGAGAAGGACAAGGAGATCGAGACGCTGAAAGGGAAGGTCACAGACCTTGAAGGAGAGATCGAGGAGTTGAAGTCGCAGATCTCCTCGATGAATGACGAGATCAAGAGCCACGGAGGATAACCATGCGAATCAAAACCAAGCCTCCAGAACCGAAGAAGGCCATTGTCAAGACGCTCAGGGAGCGAGACCCGTACAAGGTGGTTTTAGTGTCACCTGAGACTCACGCACGTTTCAAGGCGTTCGCTCAGAAGACCGGCTACAAGCTCCAGTACGTCGCAGATGTGGCTCTGGATGAGTTCATCAAGCGGCAGGAGGTGAAATGACAACCTCCACTGAAATTCTGGTAGCGGCGATGCGTGCGCTCGCCAACGACATCCAGTCAGAGGACGGGGTGGCCAATGCTGCAATTGCTGAGGCGGCTCAGCGTCTTGAGGAGCAGAGCGCGAAGATCAAGCGGCTGCGCGACGGAATCGCTAAGCAGAACATGGAGATAGAGCAGACCTGCGGAAAGGCGCTCGACTACCCGTGGTTCAAGGACGACCAGAAGAACTTCCCCGGCGCGACAGAGAAGGACGGCGTGTGCGTTGGTGACCATGTGGCTGAGACCATCGCGGCCGAGTTGGCGCGGAAGTACACGGAGGCGCAGAAGCGCATCAAGCGGCAGGAGAACGTAGAAAACAGCCATGCTGCTGTTCTAAATGCCATCGACAACTGGATTCAGCAGCACAAAGCCAAGGAGGCCAAGCTGTGAGTGCGTTGATATTGGAAGACATCGCTGAAACCGGAATTGTAGCGAAACCAAGCGTTGCGGTGGTCAGCGTAAAAACCAGCTACTACAGCACCAAGCGAGGGTTCGCCACGACGAAGCGAATCGATTTCCTCAAACGCAAGAGCGACTGGGAGTGCGTCTACTCCATCAAAGAAGATGCATCCTTTTGCGGCGCCGATGCAGTCATTGGTCGAATAATCAACCTGAATGATGTCAAGGACGGAATTTACCGAATGATCTTCATCAACGAACACCGCGACTGGGATTCTGGACACATTGAGGACTGGGACTACAAGTTGGTTCCGCATGAGGAGACCAAGCCGTGAGCATTGAAGAGCGAATCATAAAAGTAGTTGAAGAGCCGCTTGGTCTATGGGCGGTGCAGCGCAACAAGCGCGAACTCCGCGCAATCGCTCTCGAAGTCCACAAGCTGGAGGACCGCATCAAGCGGCTGGAGGAGGCTGGGGATGCGATGCTGAACGCATGGTTGATGCCCGAAGACTCCATGGAGTATTGCGACTGGATTGCGTTGAGCGCAGACGCAAAAGCAAAGTGGCACAAAGCCAAGGAGGCCAAGCCGTGAGCGAGGAACCTAGATGCCCTAGGTGCAATGCTCCATTCTGGTATTTGATTGGAGTTAACACGCGCAAGTTTGAGTGCGGATCATACACTCAGTTTCCGTCCATGGCTTGCAGGTACGCATCGCACCTTCAGGAGCGCATCAAGCGGCTGGAGGAATTCACTAACCGATTCTTAGATCCAGAGGATCTTGGATACGTCGTGAATAACTACGTCCGCGATGATGCGCGTGAGGCTCTCGGGCGTGAACGAGTGGAGGCCAAGCCGTGAGCACCCATGTGAATATTCCGCATGGATACGGCGAGGGTGTTGTCAACGGTCGCACCTACTGTTGGACATACAGCGAATGGCTTGGACCGCTGTTCCACAATAAGCACGGCGATGAGCTCAAGAGACAGCCGGGTCCGCGCAATCCAGTTTGGAGGCAGTTCGAGGCGTGGGAGATGGGGTATTACTGTGGCGAGGATCGTATCGATCGGCTGAGGAAGCGTGTGCAGGAGTTGGAGGCCGCGATCCTCAATACCCTGAACCAGCACCGCAACCTAGCTGACGGCACCGACTGCACCCTTGCCGACCTCAAGAAAGCGGTCCCTGATTGGACATGATCAAGAAGATCCTCTTGGAGCTCTGGTGCATGAGCTACGGCCTCGGCCTCTTCATCCTCGCGACGTGGCCGATCGCCCTCTCGCTTGGTGTGTGCATCCTGTTCGTTGCGATTCCCCGAAAAAAACGCAATCGGGTCTCTTGACTCGGGATATCGGGTGTATTACACCTGTTCCCGCTACATGAAACCATTCAGTCAACTCACCAGAAACGAGACACTCGATCTGACCAACGAAGAGCTCAACGACGCGATCCGTCTTGAGGCCATCGATCGAGGCATCAAACCCCCAATCACGCTCTCTGAAGCACTACGTCGCAGCGAGTGGCGCGGCTACCAGAAACCAGCAGAGGCAGTCAAAGTCTTCCGTCTGCGTCAGGGGTGGTACGCCACCGACTTCGCGTGGCTCGACGAGGCCAAGGCTATCGCTGCTTTGGAGGGTTTGGTGAAGATCGAGAAAGTTGGCTACAAGGACGACAACCTGAAGATCGTTAATTCAGAAGTGAACGTCGAGACCGTCTTCGTCGGCGTGAGCAAGCACGAGACCAAGGTGGCGAAGTTCATGGAATACTTCGACGACACCACCGAGTTCGACAAGGTGAGCGAAGAGTGTCTTGAGAAGTTCAGTGCGGTGCGTCAGCAAGCGTACAACGCCAAGGTTCGCGCTGAGCGCAAGGCCGAGTACCTGCGTCTGGCTGGTGGCAACGAGGAGATCGCCAAGAACTTCTGGGCTAAAGCCGAGGGAACCGCGTGGCCTACCGCTGAAGAGATTACCCTGAACGCCTAATGAAAGTCTCCTCTATCGCTGTCACCAAATCGCTCGTCACCGACAATGGTCGCGAGCTCACACCAGACGAGCTCATCGTCTACGAGGCTCGGGTCTCAAACCCGAACAACCAGCACAACCACGAGACCGGGCCGAAGCTGCTGCACTTCTGCATGCGCGAGGGTCACTGGTCGGTGTTCGAGCAGGCCGACCTGACCGTCGAGATCGAGACCAGCATCTCCATCTCGATGCAGATCCTGCGCCACTGGAGCGCACGGTTCCAGCAGTTCAGCCAGCGGTACGCCGACGTGCGTAAGCTGGAGACCATCATCGAGCCGATCACGCTGCGCCGGAAGGCGGCTGGCGGTAACCGGCAGGGCAGTGGAGAGGAGATCTCCACTGATGACATTCTGCACTTCGTCTACAAGCACGCGGTCGAGCACTCGGTGCGTGCCTACGAGACCCTCATCGAGGGTGGTGTTGCACCGGAGAGCGCCCGCTTCGTCCTGCCGCTGGCCACCAAGACGCGGATGTTCATGAAGGGTAGCGCGAGGACGTGGATTCACTACCTCGACCAACGCACGTCGCCGCACGCCCAGAAGGAGCACCGTGAGGTGGCCGAGGCGATCCGCGCTGAGTTCGCCAAGCATTTCCCGACGGTCCACGAGGCGATGGGCCTGCGGGTGAGCGAGATCCAGTCGCTCAAGAACGAGATCGAACGCCTGAAGCTGGAACTGAACAACATGAAGAAAGAGAACGTATGCTGAACTTCGGACAAGCATTGGGGTGGCTCAAGAAGGGTAAGGCCGTCTACCGATCAGGGTGGAACGGCAAGGGCATGTGGCTGCAGCTGCAGACGCCCGACGCCAATAGTAAGATGACGCTGCCATACATCTACATCGAGTACCCCAAGGGTCACCCGGCCTACCCCAACGGATCGCGTGTGCCGTGGCTGGCCTCGCAGACCGACCTCCTCGCCGAGGACTGGAACTACATCGCCTGACGCCATGATCCCGAAATTCGTTTCGGGATCATCCCCCTTTCACACCATGAAATTCGCAATCATCTACCACGATGCCGACTTCGACGGAAAGCTGTCGAACGAGGTTTGCCGCTACTGGCTGAACCGCCTGCATCCCAACGCCACAATCCACTCCTACGGGTGGGACTATGGACGGCCCGTGCCTGACGAGAACGCTCGCACTCACCGCATCACCGTCGAGGGTGGATCGGCAAACACGACCTACGAATGGACCGACTACGACGCCATCTACATCGTGGACCTATCGGTGGACGAGTTGATGGCTCGCACCGATCTCGACGAGAAGATCATCTGGATCGACCACCACAAGAGCGCCATTGAGAAGTGGGACAATCCGTTGGTGGAGCGGCTAGTGATCATGGGCTACCGCATCGACGGCGTGGCTGCATGCCGCCTATGCTGGCAGTGGTTCGTCAATTCGGCTGGTTATCTTGGCGTGCTGCCTTCCAAGCAGGACTTCATCGACCGCAATGTGCAGGAGCCCGCCTTGATCCGCCTTGCCGGAGAGTACGACATCTGGGACCACCGAAACCCGAATGGGAAGTTTCTACAGTTTGGTCTTCGATCGATTGATGATGCTGAGTTTCGAGAGCTTTTAATGGCTCAGTTTTCGGGATTAGACGACAATCATTTGGCAGCCGTGATCGAAACAGGTGTGTCCATCAAGTCCTACTGCGACAAGATGGCTGACGAGTACAGCGCGGCCTACGCGCACACCATCAAGTGGAATGGGTTGACGTTCTGCGTATTGAACATCGGGCAGCGCGGCAACAGTGATCTGCTGCGTGGAGGTATCAAGCCGGAGCACGATGCGTGTTTCGCGTGGCGCTTCGACGGCAAGCAGGTGATGGTGAGCCTCTACCACATCGAGGGGAAGACGCACCACGACCTGTCGCTGATCGCCGTGAAGTACAAGGGCGGTGGGCACAAGGGGGCGTGCGGGTTTCGGGTTCCGCTGGGCAAGCTGGAGGAAATCCTGAACGGAGGTGCCGTGTGAGCGAAATCACCACCGACAAGCTGACGGAGCTTCTGCACCAGAAGGCGGACGCTGAGCTCAACCAGAAGCTGAGCTATCTCGACAAGTGCTGGGAGAAAGACGACGCATTCAAGGTCTACACCAAGTCGGAGCACACGAACGGCGCGAACATCATAATCCGCAATGATACATGGATTCCCGCCCTGATGATCACCGTTCGCAAGGCGGTCTTCGAGGCGATGCGCGACAAGAACCGGGAGCGGTACGTATCGGAGTGGCTGTACAAGGTAAACCAGACGCTCGACGCGGTGAACGACCTGCAGGGAGGTGAGCGATGAGCGAGACGCCTCCATCAATCAAGGACATGAGCGACAAGGCCAGCATGCTCCTGACCGGACGGCAGTACGCGGCGATCCACCTCTGCGTGCCGGACAGCGGGGAGAAGTGGCTGGATGACATGATTAAGAAGGCGCTCCGAGATAGGTTTGCGTCCGCTGCACTGCAAGGGTCGCTGTCACATCCGGCAGCGCACGGAACTGCAGAAGAAGAAGCTGAAAGAGCTTACGAATTTGCCGAAGAGATGCTGAGGAGGGGAACGTGAACGTCTTTGATAGCAAGCGAGTCAGCAAGGCCGTGCAGAGCGGCATCAACAGCAGTCCAATGACCAGACGCGATGCGGGTGAAGCTCACCGCGCAGCCAAGGCCTACAAGCTCAAGAACGACATCACCATCTACAACCGCAGACATAGAAAGAAGACCACATGACAAGGAAACAAGCGAACCTGATCAGCGTCATGATCCGCAGCCAAACCACGGCTGTATTCCATGAAGCCCGCAAAGAACTACTGGCAAGCTGCGAAGAGCAGAAATCCGACACCGCAGCACCGCAGCCGAGTGTGACAGTGACGGCAACCTCGAGCCAATCCGAGCCGGTGCAGCCCAGCACTCCGCAGCCGACTGGCTTCGACTACAAGAAGTCACTACTGGAAGGTGAGAAGAGCACCACGCTCAGGATGTACATGGATGCAGTTGAGAAGTCGAATAAGCTGCAGGCCGAGGTCAAGTCTCTCAAGGAGGTGATCGGCTCTCAGGATGGGAAGATCGCATCGCTGAAGGAGTCTGTTGAAAACAGAACCAAGACGATCGAGATGCTGAAAAACCAGATCGAGTTGCTGACGAAGCGGATCAAGGACGACAGAGAGCACTGGGATGGATGCCGCGAGCACAACAACGAACTGGTGGCGGCGAACGCCGAGATCTACCAGTCGCTGAGGCACTGGGGGCTTGAGCAGTCGGAACCATGCAGCCTCGTCAACAACGTCAAGCAGGTCATCCAGCTGTGCGCCGAGCGCGGTAAGGAGATCGCGGAGAAGGACGTGAGGGCCATGCGGATGTCCGACAACGTCGCCAAGCTGCGCCACGAGAAGGATTCCGACGAGGCCAGCTACATCAAGAAGCTCACGGACAAGTCCCTCAGGATCGCGGTGCTGAAGAAGGCTGGAAACGACCTCCACGCATGCCTCAAGCGTTACCACTACAGCGACACCCAGCAGCCCCAAGTTGTGATCGCCCTGCGCGACTGGGAGAAGAGTATCAAATGAGCGACCCCCAGCCAGCCGAGTACAGCATCATGGACCTGGTCAGGGACTACCGCGCCCACCGGGACAGCCTCAAACGGTACAAGCAGCAGCACTTCAAGAGCGGCACCAAGGTCCAGGTGGACAACACACGCCACCGGGGCTACGGCGAATGCCTGCCACCAGATGCCTCGCGCCCGGACCGGGTGGAGGTGCTGATGGAAAGCGGAGCAAGATGGATGTTCGAGTTCGACCACGTTAAGCTCGTCGTGCAATGAATACCGGAGCGAGAGTCAAGCTGTCATGGTACGAGGCTGCCATAGGCTCGTACGTGGGAATGCTACGCCAGCTTGCATCGCTCAAACGAGGACTCCAGCAATGCGCCGGCCATGAGGGCGCATCCTGGAACGTCCATCTGGAGGGGGCCAGTGGCGAGATGGCCGTGGCCAAACACCTGAACGTCTACTGGGGAGGAGGAATCAACACCTTCAAGGACGACGACCTCCCGGGCCTCCAGATCAGGCTCAGAACCAGACACGACCACGACCTGATACTCCGAAGACAGGACTCGGAAAAGGCCATCTGGGTTCTCATCACCGGCACCTCCCCGGACTTCTGGATCAGAGGCTGGATCTACGGCCACGAGGCCAAGACACCGGAACGCCTCCAGAAGTACGGCAAGGATCGCTCAGAGGGCTACGTGATACCCGCGGAAGCCCTCCACCCTATCGAAACCCTCCCCGGCTACCAGAAGAGCCAGAAGGCGGCTTCCTGCGATAGCCCTGAGCCCACAGATGCCGGGTGAGATAGTTCGCTGCCTGGATCACCTCCTTCTCCCTCCAGGCAGGCCTCATCAGATGCAGTAGCTCATGGATCAGCGTATCGAGCCTCTCGCTCTCGCACTGCTTGTCATGGATCTCGATCAGCCTCAGATCATCGTACGAGATCCCCCAGGCCTTATCCTTGCTGAGATCCTTCTCCACCACCTTCACTCTCACAGGATAGGGCATCCCCAAACAGAGCATCCCACAGCACCGCTCTCAAGTGAAAATGCTTGACAGGTTTCGGGAAACCCCCTTTAAGATATCCCCCAGAAACCCTCGACCGTTTAGGACAGTGAAGGTCCGCGTCGATCCTCGACGGCCCTAGACGTCGAGGTAGTACATCCCCTACTGCTGCCCCGCATGCCAGGTGACCGGTTCGCTTAGCCGCTTCCAGCGGCGCGTGTGGGTGATTCTTTCAGCGGGAGCCCGGGTTCAAACGGGGTGATTTGGCCGAGAGTTGAGAAGGGGGGTACACCCATACCCTCACGACTTTATGCGCGAACCCCCGGTTACCCCCCCGGGGTGTGCGCATACGCGGGCACGCACGCACGCGCACGTCACGCACACACGCGGTATTCCCTCGCGTCGCACGCGTTCTTTCTATCGTTGGAAGGACTCCGGAATTGGGGCCGACAATTCGGAGCAAAGATACGGGTTTCCTAGGGGTGTTGTCGGTTGTTCTTTCAATAAAACGGTTCGGCAAGGAGCGGAAACTCCAACGTCAACAGGGCGTCACTATGACCCACGAGGAAGGCACCCGTGGTGAGTGTTATGTGGTCTGACAAGCAAGTCTAACGGCTTGCCCACACCCGGCGTTGGTTACCCATGCAAAAGACCTTGGGACGAACTAAAGGCCACCATGCGGCTAAATGCATGTGTTGTGCGTGACGATACCCAATCCACTTGGGGACTCGAATCTGCGCCACCCCAGAGCAACGGTTGTGGACTCGAAGCGGGGTGGAGTGGCAGTCGACGGCGGGACGCAGCGTAAATGGCAGGAATCAATAGGCCATGGGTTACCGTAAAAAACCCCAACGCATCCTTGCCGTGCCCCAACTTTACCGGGGTACGGTCGACCAAAAACGGCGTGTCAGACGGTACGAAAAGCCGTTTTCATTCACCACACAAGCTGAACAGGGCACGGGGCAAGTTCTTCGGAACGGCGATTGCCACCCCGCTAGGTGCTAAGTGCCTAGCCTGCCAAGTAGGCTTGTGGAGTGAATGGATTCCCGGGTCAATTTCGATCCGGGCATCCACCACACTCCACAACTCCGAATCAAATGACCCTCGCACTGTCTACCGTCACTGTCGAATCCAAGGCCGTCCGCTACGCCACCAACAAGTCTGGAGAAGGTGTCGTCATCGTCTCCCAGAAAGAGCTTGGCAAGATCACCGGCCTCAAGGGCTCAGCCCTGAAGAAAGCGCATTTCGAGTACCGTCTCGAAGCGGGCAAGGCCATGAACGCCGCCCTGTCCGCAGGAATGGCCTCCGGTGAGATTATCGGCCGGTCTGCGGTCCCCACCAAATCGGGCGACCTCAAGGTTATGTACTCCCGGGTTTCCAATCTCAAGGCTCCCGCCGAGAAGCCCCGCGTCGTGTCGCTGGCCCAGCAACTGGTTAACCGTGGCAAGTTTGCCACCTTGGCCGAGGCCGAGGCCTTCCTCGCCTGAGCGGTCCCGGCCCATAGCTGAAGAGATCCCGGCCTTGTAGGGACGAAACGGGCTTCTGGCCCGTCCTATGGTTATCTCTGAATCACCTGTCAGCATCGCCTCAAACAAGGCGTTCGTGTGTCGCGTAGTCCGCCACCTGTTTGAAGCCGCGTTTCATCTTGGTCTTGGATACGAGGATGAAATGGCTATTCAAATTGAAAGAAAGGCCCACGCCCTGTGGCGCGAGGCTGGCGAGACCGATATGCCCACACTCCGACTCTGGGAGCACGTCCAAGACGTGGTTCTTGGGTTGGAAGCCGGAACGATTGTCGCCAACTAACATGAGCGCCACCCTATCTGACAGCCTCCGGGCTGTTGAATTGTCCCCCTGTCTCACCGTCGCCGTGCTTCCCGTCCCCCTTGGATGGGACAGCGTGAAGCCACTGGTCGGCCGCGTTCTGATTGTCGGCGGTGTTTCCTACGGGTACACCGGATGGAACTCTGACAAGCTGGTCGCCTACTTCAAGGTGGGTGGAATCACCGGGAGGCTCGCGTGATCATCGAATGTCGCTCCCGGCCTTGGGGCATCGGATATGCCCGCCAAGCGTGGCCCAAAGCTAATCACCACATCGCCCGTGTCGGCACCCGTGAAGTCCGGGTGATCGTGGAGCACGGCGAGACACCAACGGCCCCGGCAATCCTCAGTCTACTGGTCGCCGGTCTACTGCTTCGGTTCTAATCGCAGAGTGACGGGCTTCGGCCCGGTAATGCGGCACGCTGGTCACAAGCCCAGCGACGTTCCTCGTTCCGTTCCCGTCCGGTTGGCGGGTTTTCACTGTTCACATGAATCCCTACGCTCAATTGATTGCGGCCCTCATGGCCGTGGAAACCGGAGGCTATCGCAACCCTGACACCGTCACTGGCGACAAGGGCAAGGCGATCGGCGCTCTTCAGATCCACCGCGGTGTGGTCGAGGACGTCAACCGTCTCTCTGGCACCCACTACAGCTGGGCTGGAATGACCAACAGGGCCGACGCCCGCCGTGTGTGTGAGCTCTACCTGAAGCACTACGCCAAGGGCAAAAGCCCTGAAGAGGCCGCTCGCATTTGGAACGGCGGACCCAATGCAAACACCAAGTCTCGCCGCCACCTGACCGACGCCTACTGGGCCAAGGTCAACCGTCACCTGTCACCCGAACTCGCCAAGAACTAACCATGAACACCACACTTCAAGAACTCCGGGCCACACACGAGAGGCTTGGAAAACTGATAGAGGAAATCTCCGCCAACGATTCTCTACAAAAGCTAATGTCTCTCATTGGCTCATGTTATTCAACTGTTAGTGATAGATCTATTGTAGCATATCGGATCAACAGGATCGACGCGCAAGCCGAGGTCAAGTTCGGTGGCAGAAACATCCTAATCTACATAGATAGTGCAGAGGTGTTCTCTGGTGACAATAGCACCGAGATATCAGTTTCACGAGACAAGTGTGTCAGATACACGCTCAGTGAAGCGTTGCAGTTTTCGCTGAATTACAGTGGAGGCGCAAAGCTGATAAAGTGCTCTCAGTTTGAATCGATAATCAATATCGCGAGCAATCGACGCGAAAGCATATTGTCTGACGTTCTCGACGCAGCATCCGTCTAACCTATGAAACACAAACCGAAACCAATACCTGCAGTGCCCTGCCTCGACACCTATCGGGGCAAGCGGTACTTCAAGTTCACCGTTGTCGCTGTGACCAGCGGCCTGTTCTGGTCCAAGAAACGGGTGTTCTCGCCCGTCATTGCCGAGTCTGCAGCCTC